TACTTAGGACGATACGAGGTAACTGCAACTCGTGTAGAGCCTGCAGCATCGGAGCATTGTACCGAATAGCAAAAGCCAAGCAAGCAGCGCCCATAGGATTCCAACCTAAGGAACTTGTAGGCGATTGACCCGTAACATTGATCATTGCGATCGGGTCATGCTTACTTAACTCTTCGTGGTCTTTGGCGTAGGCCTCGCGTTGCTCAGATTCGAGCGACCAGTTGTCGAGACCTTCAATAGTCGATTGCACAACAGTAAGACCAGGTATGACCTCACCGCGGTACTGACCATAGAAGACTACATTGCAGTCTCCACGATCAATCAAGCGGCGAATGACTCCTTCCGTTTCGCCTTGCTCACCACGTTCAATAACAAGGTCGCGTGTGTAAAACACTGACCCTCCTTTGCATACGATTAAGGTCTTCATGCTTCGTGAATCCTCCAAAGATTAAGATAAGTTTGATATGTGGGAACAGTCCCAAGGTCCATCCATTCATTCGTCCACTGAGCAGACAACTTAACGCCTTTTATTTTCTGATCGTTCAAGAAGTTGATCAAAGGACCATCCATGTCTTCCATCGTTGATCTTTTCAAGCCAAGAAAGCCGGCAAGATAATACTTATGTACTCCATTGTCTCTTTCAGACCATTGGCATGTCTTAAGGTGGTTTGGCTCGTAACGATCAAGTTCGGGTAACTTTGTTTGAGCATCATAACTAATGTAGGTACAGTAATCGGGTATGCCGTTTTTCACAATGCTCATGGTGTGAGGGTCAGGTAACGTTGGGTAGCGGTTGTCACCGAAGGTAATGACGGCGTTGTCACTGCAAAGAATAGCTGCTCGGTTAAGCGCATCGCTTATGCCCACAGGCTTGGGTTGCACAACGAACTCAACCTCAGGGCAGTCGCCTTCATAGTACTCTGAGCGAATCTTCCAATAGGATTCCACGACCCTTGATCGGTCTTGCACAACGACGATGTTTTCGATTGTCTCGTGTTGCCTTAAAAAGTTCAAGGCAGACTCGAACATAACGCCGCCCTTTATTGGAAGTAAGACCTTGTTCTCAAGGCGTGTTGACTTGCCGGCTGTCAGTATGATTCCTGTACTCATTACTTTTCTCCTATTTCAATATCACGAACATCGATGAAGCGAACGTGTATCGTCGCTCCAAGACCTCTCACATAAGAGATCGGAATTAAGGCGTCGCGCATGTCGCGCTTGGTCTTTTCAGGTTTTGATCTGATAAGGAATATGATCCCGGGTTCGTTACCAGTTTTCATCGCATACCGTAAACTCTGAGACAAGGCTGCGTCATATTTGTCCAACCATTCGACTTCCCAAACGATGTCCTGTTGAAGGATATCGGGACGTGTACCGTCAGGCAAAATGAACTGTGTAGTCGACCCAGGCATCGACTTTGCAATTGCTTCAGTGTAGTCGTCTTCCTTAGGCTGAGCAAAGCCAACTTGGGACATCACGATTAGTGTACTCAAGCAAATGGTATTTCTCAAACATATAGTAGTCATGATAAGCCTTCACTGGGTCGTCTTGATAGTACTCCTCAGGCATAGCTTGAGGAGGGTCAAAGAAGTAGTGAGATGGAAACTTAAAGTGCTGAACATCAACACTCAAGTCATCAAGTATGAAATGAGTCTTGTGCCACTTATTGAACCTATGCTTGTACTCATAGGAAAGTTGATAGGCTAGTGTAAGTGTCCATCTATAATTGCCAGCAGCAGACCTTACCCACTTGGCACAAGGATGATTGTAATGCGTAAGCTTGTATGGAGCAAAGAACCCGTAATGAATCCTTGCAGTCGACAGCAATTGAGCAGACTCAATTAACATCTTACCTACATGCTTATCACAATGATACTTGGCCGCATCATAAGGAGATCGTGACAAAAAGAATATGTTCATCAGTAACGTCCTATAAACTTAAAGTACTTTGGCTCGAAACCGCACCAGTCAATTGTAACATGTGTCACAGTGTTTGTCAACATGATTCGACGCGAGGGTAGTACTAAGTCAACTATGTATTCATAGCCTGTCAGTTCTGACTTGACCCTGTCACCGATACTGGGTCGACGATTGCTTCTAAAGTACGTTTTCATTTGTCATCTCCATAAGAGTGCCAGCCTTCTTTCATTCCGGCGTCGCGTTTACAGTTCACAGCGTGCGCTGACTTTTGACCGTTAGGTTTCATATCGTTTACTAATGTGCGTGGACCGCTGCCGCAGTTCATAAGCAGCGCATCCCAATACAAACCTTTGCGACGTAACTGATCTTGCAGCCACTGACGATTCGATTCCTTGCGGCCTGTCATCAACACTATGTGACAGCCTTGTGATTCCCAATCAGCAAACTGCTCCAAGACACCGGGCAGTATGGTGATAGGATTAGTCCATTCCCATGGACGACAATGTTTGATGACTGTTCCATCAATGTCAACGATAACACATTGCTTCTTACAATTCATTTGCAATACTCCTTGCTCTATCTAATGCCCACTTACGATACTTGAATGGATGAAGGTCTTTGTGACAAGCTAAACGAATGTAGTGTGTTGCCAGCAAAGCCCAGTGCACGTGAGAGATATCAAATCCTAACGCGCCGGGTTGACTGCCGTGTTTCATTTTGTGCCACCCGTCATATGACTGCAAGATCTTTGATTCGTCAAGCTCCATGCAGTCAAGACCGCGGCTCTTTCCTGGGTCGATGAGTTTCACTTCACCATGTGAAAGTATAACGTTCTCACAAGTAAGGTCGCCATGACAAAAAGCTACAGGCGTGAGATGCTTGTCACGAATCGTTCGCCATATAGGATCAGCCCATTCACTTGACGAACTGTGCTCGATCAAAGAAAGCCGCTCCTTACAGTACTCGATGTAGTGTTCCTTGTCTACGCTTAAGGTAGTTTCGATGCAAGGGTTGAACCAGACATGACTCTCCATGAAATCGTGGATGACGTCAGGCTGTGCATGAACCCCGGAAATGTAATCATACACAAGACACTGAGGACTTATTGCCTTTAGGTTGTCAGCGATAACACTATGAGGTAACTTAAGCAGCCTTGCGACTTGCCAAGTAGCATCAGGACAAAGCTTGATAATAATGTCGCAAGTTTTCGTCTTGTGTCGATGGACAGTCTGCTGCAAGTTTGTCATCACGGAACCTTTTGAATGTTGGGTGTCTTAGCCGGCCTTTAGTGCCGACACATTGGTATTGAACTTCAACTACTTTGCCGATGTAGTATTCTTCGCGACAAGAGATTTCTTCACGGGTATCGACATCCATCCCTGATACGTTTGCAACTTCGTATCCTTCTGATGTGCTACATATAATCGACCCAATGAATCCTTCATGAGCGCCTTGGCCTTCGGTGTACCCAGTGATGATGAGGTCAATGGTTTCTTGAGGCTTATACTTATACCAGTCATACATGTTTCCGTTCTTAAGTACGTAACCTTCAATGTCACCGCCTATAGGTAACTCACGGACGTTATCGAATCGACCAAGAGATCCCATAAGCGACATCGTTTCGTCAACCCAAAAGTCGAGAAACGTGAAGCCCCAGTTCTCGCACGTTAACTTAGTGGCTCCTAAGTCTTGTGCGTGATGAAGGCTTGGTGAGCAGAACGCATCGAAGCGAAGGTTCTTATCTTCTTTAGCAATAGCCGAGGACACATAAGATGCAGGTTCACCTGGGTACCAAAGTTCTCCCCACACCTCAGTGTCTCTCGGCATCTCAAGCACGCCCAACATCAGTGTCGGACAGAACTTGAGTTTCTCGTAGTATTCCTTTGTGTTACGTGACTTGATGCTAACACGGCCGGCAGTGTCCTTTCGTACCCTCATCTGCCAGCCATCGTGTTTAGCATGAGCAAAAGCAACAGGCTGATTCTTGTACCTCGGAGCCTTCATGAGTTGATCTCCTCTTGCAGATCTTCAATGCTATCCTGTAAGCGGAGCAGTTGTTCAACCTTGGCCCGTTTATTTTCGATAGCAAGTTCTTGATTAAGCTCTTTAAGATGCTCCTCAGCGTCGTCAAGCATTGGGATAAGATTCTGTTGACGATGGAGCAAGGAATCAAGTTCCCTTTGCAGTTTCTCGATCTTTGCTCTTGTGTGATCGATGTTGTCCTGCAAGATCCTTGGAATTTGTATGTCTGTCTTAAGGGTCCGGATCAGCGACTCTTCAGCTTTGATTGCTTCCTTTAGATCAGCGACGACTGTTTTCCGTCCAGTCATTTGTTTCTCCTATGTTAGTAGTAGTACCCAGTGGGGGAGCTTATCCTGAAGCTGGTCCCCAGTTCATTGTAACAAATGCTATGGTCAGTTGTCAACCCCAGAATGCACTAATTTGGAAAAACTTCTAAAATAAACTTGCTCCCAGAAATGGCACGTCCTGAGAGCAAGTCTCGTGTCCTTGATCAAGTACACGTGATAATTATCACGCGGCGATATTACTCGTCGTCAGCATCCTCCTCAGGACCCTCAGACTCGTCATCTTCATCATCGCCTTCGACTTCATCATCGACTTCGACTTCATCATCGACTTCGACTTCATCGTCGTCGACTTCGTCAGCATCTTCGGTCTGACGTTGACGCGGCTCTTCGTCGGACTCGACCATCGGCATCGGTGCGCCTTTGATCTCATGTTCGTTGAGCAACTTGAAGGCGTCGTTCAACGCTTGTGGATCATCGGTGCTGATGATGAACGCACCTTCGGCTTGCTTAACTTCGACGTTCATGCTGGTCAGCTTTTCTTTCACTTCGTTTGGGCATTGCCCGTGGAAGCTTGATTCACGTGTATGTCCCATAACTTTTGTTCCTTTCGAGAACTACAAACGAAAAAAGGGTCGCCCACAATGGACGACCCAAGGTCTCAGACAGCGGTGAACTACTCGTCTTCTTCGAGAGTCGACAGCAGTTCGGCAGTGTCGATGCCGGACTCTTCGAGCTCCTTCTTGAGAGCATCCATCCGTTCTTGCATCTTCTGCAAGCGTTTGGCTTTGGCCGCGGCTTTCTTGCCACCACCCTTGCGAATCAGTTCGGCTTCATCGCGGTAGCCTTTGGCTTTCTGCTCGAGATCTTCGGCTCGCATAATGAGGTAAGAGGCTTCGGAAGCGAAGTCTGATTTGCGAAGCGGCTTGTGAACTTTGGGATCAAAGTCATCGGGAACAGACTCGAGTTTTTCGGTCGGTTTCCCGTCAGCATCGACCTTGAGCAGCGGATGATGAACTTTACCTTTCTTTTGCGGCGCAGTCGATTCATCGCCTTTGCTTCCAGGTTTAGCAGACTTGGCAGATTCTTGAGGTTTGTTCTTCGTAGCCATGATTCGTTTCTCCTATAAGAAACAGAGTTCAAAAGTTTTCGACAATCAACTTTGATTGCCAAGATAGGTCCAATGTATCCTGTGGATGTGTTTGTGTAAATCTCAAAACAGTAAAAAATGGAAAGTTTTTAGAAAAAGTTCTGGGGCCCGAGATGGACCCCAGAATCGTCGGGTCTATTCGTCCAATTGAATCAATTGGCCAATAACATCGATGAACCCTAGCTCGTCACGTTGGACTTGCCAACGGTCGCCGTCACCATCTACATAGATGGCATAGTCATCGGAGTAGCTGAAAAGTTTACAGAGTTCGGGACATCCGAAAATCGGAAGTTGCATTTCATCAACCCAAGTCCAACATTCGGTCAAGTAGAACTCAGTGAACAAGAAAAGCTCTGCATCCTCAAGTACTAAGAATGTCTTGCAGCTATTTCCGATGACAACATCGAAAGTGTTTGCGACTGTCTTCTCAATGAAGAGCGTGCCGCCGGCGTAAGTGTAGCCTTGTGAACTTCCAAGAACGTCGTCAGCAAGAGCGTCAGCAAGCGAGTCGTTCCAAGTTCGTGTTAGTCGAAAAGATTCAATGTTGTGAAAGTCGTGAATGTTCTTCATTGTGATGTCTCCTATGTGTAAAGGTAAAGTTAAGTAGGTTATCCGACTACTGTGATCCCGTGATGAACAAGAACGGTGATCATTGGATCATTGTTGTGCATGACGACTGGAACGAATCGACCTTCCTCGTTTACTGCAATCAAGTAGTTCACTCGGTCGAAGCCACATGCTTCAAGTTCTTTCTCCAGTTTCTTCTTTGCGTTATCGAAGGTAGCGTAGCCTTTTGACTTTGCGATGTTTGTCAAGTTCTTCATTGTGATGTCTCCTATGTAAGTGTTAGTGATTAAGCGTGGCAGCGATTCTGTTGACGAACTTCATTTGCGAACTCAAGGAACAGTTGAGTCAAGTCTTCGATCAAAGTGTCCCGATGATTTCTCCAAGAGTAGCTGTAACCCATCTCTTTCCCAAGGTCGATCAGTTGCTTCTTGTTCTTGGTGTCCTTGTCCAATCGATTGCGAAGTACCTTTGCGATCGAGCGGTCAGTTTTGTTTTCGGCGACAAGTTCTGCAACTTCTGTTTGAATCGATTTCTTCATTGTGTATCTCCTATGTAAGTGTTTGTGTCGATCAACAGCAATCGACTATGTATACATTATCGACATATGGGGAAGTTATGTAAATAGGAAACGGGAAAAAACTTCCTCATTTTGAAAAATTTTTCTGAAGTCCTGAATCATCCTGTTTTCACGTACCCTCGAGACAGGTATTGTTTATAAGCTTTTCGAGCGGCATGAACTGGAAGCAGGACTGGTAGCTCGTCATTCTTTTTAATGACCGTAACTGAAGAAAGGACCGTGAACTTAACACGATCCTTTCCCTTAACCAATTGGACAATCATATGTCAGATTCCAACTCCTGGTGGTCGATCAGACTCCATGTATTCCTTTCTCTCTTGACCGTTAAGATGATATCGGGCAAAGGACCAACACGACTGCCAGTAATCCCTTGCGAACTCGATCGTGTTGGCCTCTAAGCGATGCTTACGGAACCCGTGATGGTATTCACATTCACTATCGATCAAGTGCTGATCCTGCAAGTCTTCGTCATTGTAACATTCCAATGCGAACTCAAGTACTTCCTCAATCGGCGTGTTGCTTGTCATTGTGATGTCTCCTATGTAAAGGTTAAGTTAAAATCCAGCAAGCAGTAAGTCAATGATCGTGTTCACCTTTCGCGTTGCGTTACTGCGTAAGTGCAGCGTGGCGAATGTTACTGCAATGGTTACTTCGTGTCGGCCAACATCCACGTGTTCGCCTTTGTGTTCATAGCAAGGACATGTTACGGTCAGCATCGTGTTTCTCCTATGTGAAAAGAATAAGAAGGCCGCCCCGGAGGGCGACCAGTTATGTCTTCATTGTATCAGCATTCAGAACATCCAAGGTTTTTCTTCAAGATCCCATGCACGTCCATTGTAACTCACGTGACCAATTTTCTTGCCATCTTTCTCAAGCATTCCACAATTGCCTCGCATGTCACGCGACCCGATAAAATAGTGATCGCGGTGCTTTCTCCAAGCAGCACTTGCAGCAGCAACAGACTCGACTTCTTGTTTGAAGTTTGCTTCAGTTGTGTGAATGGTGATGGTCAGCATCGTGTTTCTCCTATGTAAGTGTTTGTGTTTGTCGATTTGTTTCGACTATGTTTCTATTATCGACATGTGAGGAAGTAATGTAAATACCAATCGGGAAAAAACTTCCTCATTTTGAAAAATTTTTCGGCACGCATTTTACACTACTATATTAGTATCATTTTAGGTGCTCGAATGCGAATCCTTCCTCGGGCGATTCTTTTATCTCTCCAGCCGACGCTTCAGACCAGTTCTTCGAGCTGATCCCATAAGAACATCGGACAGGAACTCGCATCTCGATTTCAGGATTGGACATGTGCCATACAAGGTCGCGTCTTGTGCGAGGATCCTCGAACACTTCCTCTGGACCTGTAAGACAAAGTTCATCGTGCACTTGAGCCATGTAACGAATAGGAGTTCCCATAAGCTTACGTCTTAAGGTAACGATTCGTTCCTTCATAAGGTCAGCAGCAGTTGATTGGTTCAATGTATTGAAAGCGATGTGAGCACGATCCGCCGGCAAGTGTCTATGACGTCCAAGCAAGTTCTTAACGTAGCCTCGAGCCTCAGCAACCTTTGCAGCCTTACGACTTACACGCTTAAGCTCAGGAACCATTTCATGATACCCATCGTACACAGACTTTGCTTTTCGATTTCTTAGGTACTTGTAGATCTTATCGACTTGATCCTCGGACGATGCTTTCTCTTTTGCGATCTCAAGCAAGTGACCGACAAGATCCAAGTTAGATGACAAGGCCTCTTCGACCAAAGCGCGTCCACCACCGAAACCCATAAGGAAGTTCATCGTCTTAGCCGGCTTACGCTTAATGCCACAAAGCTGAGCGACAAGTTGATGGTAGTCTGTCCATGGGTCTGTGTTGTATGCTGCAACGATCGCTGGGTTGTTTGTGTAATGCGCAATCGTTCGGAATTCGATTTGCGAATCGTCAATCGAAAAGAAAGCGCATCCTTCACGAGGAATGATCAATGACTTAGCTAACTTGTTAAGCTGCTGTGAGTTGGGTTTCTTACATGACATACGACCTGTACGCACAGCTTGATTGTAACTTGGATGTAAGATTCCATCAACGTGCAGTTCTTGATACGGCTTAACGAAAAAGCTAACGAAGGTCGATAGTGATCGGTACTGCAACATTGTCTTGACCAGTTCAACCGGAGCGTCGGCATGGGTCAAGTACAGCTTAAGAGTGTCTTTATCGAATGAAGGGTTGTTGTCCTCCGTCCATCCTAGGACAGGTAAACCGTATTGATTGCAAAGGATGTCATAGCAGTCAGCTGAGTTGTCAGCCCTGAACATTTGGCCCGTGATGTCATACATCTTTTCATCGAGCTCCAACATCTTGTTCATGCAATTGATCTCTTGGGCCTTAAGCATGTTTGGGTCGACGCGCATTCCTTCACGTTCCATTTCAAACAAGGCCATCGTCAATTCTATTTCAGTGTTTGAGACTCGCCGGCATTCCTCGGGCATTCGGGACTCGATGTACTTGTCCAACCTCCTTGCAGTAATCACGTCTTGGCCAGCGTAAGGTGCCATGATGTCAGGCGGTATCGCTCCATAATCTTTGTTATTATGCAAGTACGGTTTCATAGCATCTTCATACTCACTAATATCATGCCTGAGCCAATGCTTACTGAGCGCGTCGATAGAATACCCGCCCTTAAACTGGCGGTCACTATCGATGATTTTAGCCTGAGTCATCGTGTCCTTAAGTATGTAGTCGGGGTCGACCAATACTCCTAAGGCATTAGCACTTACGTGGCAGTCGTATTTCACGTTGTGGTTCGTCCACTGCTTTGATTGGTCAACAACATCGAACCACCAGTCAATGAACGCGTCACGATCAATGTTTGGCCCGTTGTGGTGACCAACTGGAATGTACCACGCTTGCTTGTGATCATCCACAGTTATGCCCAGGCCGGCAACGTCACAGTTGTGCCAAGGGTTTACCGATTTCTCAGTCTTACTGCCGGACGTTGTTTCAAAGTCAGCGAAGATCGTATGAGCGCCGGCTAGTGCCGGCAACTCATCGACGCGTTCAACCATCTTAACACCATTATCAAAAGTCAGCATATGTTGAACATCTCCTCTTGTCGTTCAAGGTAAGCATCAAGTATGATTTGAGCTTGACGATCAGTAACGTAAGGCATGTCCTCATTCAACTTGATAAAGAAGTCATATTGAATGTCATACCGATCAAACGTATTCTCGATGTCGAAGTAAGCAGAGTTAACTGCAAGACATTGACCTACGTCATACATTTCCTTTCGTTCCTTGTATCTCTCCTTGAGCATTGCAGGATCCTCAAAGCAAATGACAACAGTCATCATGCCTTTAAGCGTAAGCATTGCGTCAATGAATCGATACAAGTTCGGCGTGATAGGCGTCTGTCCTCGACATACAGTGCCATACACTAACTCGCTCATGTGGAATCGATCTTGCACGAAGTAATGACCACTGTGAATGTCATAGTCGTGAAAGTAATCGAAGTGAGGTGGCAGCAACCCGAAGTGTCGATACATATGTCGAGGCAACGCTTCTAGAAACTTGCCGGCCAATGTTGTCTTCCCCACTAAGTCTGGTCCTTCAATAATCAGCATCTCTTCCATGCCTCCGATCTGTAAACAGGTTTAACATCGTAAAGTTTATGACGACATGCTTGAAGCATATCACAAAAGAATGGGAAGGCGTTTATGTAATCGTGGTCGAGCATATAGTCTTCCCGCTTGCATCTAAGAATCTCTTCTTTCGCAACCGCCGAACTGACTGTGTAAGTGTTTTCGTCCTTTCCAAGTAAATCAAGCCGGCGATGTTTGTAGTCTGTGCAACTCAAGGCCAACTTAGCCTTGTCGAAGTGCTTGTCATAAATGTGCATACTACCTACATTGTGAGTATAGGTTCCGAACTCCAAGTCGAGTGATCGTGCCATCAACTTTTGCAGAGTAGTGAAGCAAAACACATCATAAGGAAACCCAAGCCATATGTCGTTACTTCGCATATTCACGATCATATGCAACTTACCGTGACGGGCAATGAACTGCAAGGTTAGAGTACACGGCATATCTTTGACATCTAACTTGAAAGCATGAGGTAAGTCAGTAGGCCACCATAGGGATATGACAGCTTGACGACTATTGGGATGCTTACGAAGAATGTCTAAGACATAGCCTATCTGGTTGACCTTCGGGCAGGCTAAAGGATTAGCCATACGCCATCCGTAGGCCCCGTGTGCTATGTCATGCTCAGCAAAGTTTTGGTATGATGGAGCGTACTCCTTAATTCTTTTGATGTCACGCTCGCCGCTCATGTACCAAAGAAGCTCTGCTGAGGCATAACTTTTGCACAGGTCCCGAATAGGATTGCACAACCAGTTGTACTCAATGTCGATTAAGGTCGCACTGAACCCAAGCAGCTCACTCGTACCGCCGGCGCGACTTAACAAGTTCGTCCCACGGGATAATAGGCTTTCCAGTGTCTGGGTCCAGATTGAATCGATACTTGTGTGGCACTCCTCCGTATGGAAGAACGTCATGGCTTCTCCTTATAGTAGAGACATAGTTCGTTAGGTTGAAAACTTTCTCGTCCGCACCATGAACATCGTCGCCTTCCCATACACAATCACGATGATTATAGGATGACTCCCAGTCCTCATTGCCCCAATGATTGTCGAGGTAAAGGTCGACCTGTTCAGCAAGCCATTGGCCTACTGCTGGCACGACGCCTTTCGCAAGCTGAGCACCAGGGTTTCGACCGACAGGTATATTGTCGCCCCAGCCCATGGCGGCTGCTAGCTCGCGAACAGTAAAAGGACGGTGGTGCTCAGGGTGGATTTGCCGAATGCAACTACTCGACATAGTCGGGAATTGATTCAACCAGCTCGTGCGACTAATGCAGTGCAGTGAGAACGGCATATCACTTGTGCGTGCCATCCATACGAAACGGTAATGCTCAGGCAACGATGTCGGCGAATACTTCGCGAATCGATTTAAGCAATACCCGTTAGGTAGCAAAGGCACGACTTCCTTTTCATCCTCCGACAATTGACAGTACGCACCACCGTCGTAACCATCGCTTGTGTGGAAAGGATATTCATAAGCCTCCATATCTTTCATTTGATACAGCGGGTCATAAGTTGCCGGACGCCATGGGTAGAGATCGGGTGGAACGATGTTGAAGTTTGCATCCTTCTTATATGCCAAGAAGAAATACCGCTTGCGCATTTGAGGGCACCCAAAAGTACCAGCATTGATAAAAAGGTGAGCAATGCGATAACCATTAGGCACGCACCACTGATCACGCAAGTAATCCAGTAGCTCGCGACCAGTGGAGTATGCTTGTTGAACACTCTCCCAACAGATGACCGGGTAATCATTCTTAACTCCATATTCCATAAGTTCATGAATGTCCCGTGTTTGCTTCGCCCAAGCTCCGTGTGTCTCTTCAGAATAGCCTGAAGTAATACAACTGAAGCCTGTGCATCGTGGATTACCGAAAACCCAATCAGCTTCAATCTTAGGCCAATCCTTTGCATCAGAATTGACTGTGTTGACACCACAAACCTTTTCAGCAGTGTCTAACGCAAACCCGTGGGTCTCAAGGTGTGTGTCCACATTGTGAACCTTGTTAACACCAAGAGTGAAGCCTCCTGCGAACACGTGAACTCCTAAAGCCTTCTTCATAACTTACTCCTCTTCGTCACCCTGAGGAATCTCTCTCAAAACTCCGTCATGGGTCGGTCTGCTTTTGTGAATCTTGAGCACGCGCTCAAGGTCAGGCGCTACATACGTTTCACCTTTATCACGTACACGACCGGGATCGTCAGCAGCACGAGTCTTACTCATGTTGCTCTTATGCACCTCAGCAAAGGCCGAATCCATCGGCCAGTCATAAATCCTTGCAGTACCTGAGAGCACATACTGCAAATCGGTAGCTCCGTCAAGAGCTTCAACTTCGTCGCCATCAGCCAAGGCCATTAAGAACTCGCCTAACTCTTCAGCAAGCAAGTGGCCTCGACTAACACACATGTCCTCGTCGATGAATTCTTCGAGGTCAAGTCCAATGTCTCGGATTGCAACGCCCGCTTCATACAACCTTTCGTTTCTTGATATTGGGATATCAGCCTCACGAGGCAGGTTCATCTTTTTGTGAAAGGCGTCAACACATTGCATAATGTATTTAAGCATTAGAACTCCTCTTCAATAAAGTCAGGACGGTCCTGCAAGTTGCCATCCTCAAGTAATGACTTAAGCATCTTGATGAACGGGCCCGTCTTACGGTATGATCGACCTTCGCGCACTAGGCAGTGCTTACGAACGAAGAGCGATAATGTTCCTTGTGCCTCGGTCTTATCCCACCCACACCAATCTTGTATGTCTTGCATATCTATTTTATTGGTGTGAAGTAGTTGTGTTACGAAATCCTTAGGAAACGGCGAGGACTCTATGTGGCGCTTAACAACGTCTGGGTCTTTAAGTTGTTCGCTTATGTTGATTGCTTGAGTGAAATCACTATACCCAAAGACCTGTGATGAATACATTCGCTTAAGCATGTTGACAATGTACTCAACGTGTTCCTTCTTTACGATTAAGTTGAAGTCATCGTCGTGAGAGAATAAGCGGCCGGCAAGGGCAGCAGCAAGTCGAGCAATTTTATATCGACCTGAACCTCTATCGAAGATAGGTACAGCGTCCGAGAACATCCCTGATAACTCGGTGGCCCCAGCTAAAATAGAATCCTTTGCGGCAGGGTCGAAGTAGGCTCTATCTCGCGTCCAGGTCCATAGAATCAGGTCCCTGCATAGTTCGCTAGTATAGACATGTTCGACGTCTGGTCTCATAGCTTGCAGTTCATTCAACTTGCCCGTGTCAATTTCTTTTGCTGACACAAGGCCGAAGATATCGAATCGTCTTACGTCCTCAAGACCACCCACAAGTTCCTTGATCGCTTCGATGCCAAAGTTATATGTATGAAGTGGATGCTCACTCCTTGGGTTGCTTAATGCGATAAGTCGTGTACGTGCTGACGTCTTGCGTTTCTCGATCTTAGGAATCTCTGCAACTCCAGATGACCGCATGTCAGTCAACTTACCAATAACATCTGTGCTTGCGCCTTTAAGTTCCTCAAGTACAACTAAGCGCTTATCATGAGTAGGAATGACTCCCCACGTCACAAACCATTTACTTCCCATTTGCTGCAAGCCGCCAAGTAAACCCGCAACTGATGCATTCTTGCATTCAACCTTTTCTCCTAGTCCATAGTGTTTCATTAAGTGTTGGGTAGTGTCAGACTTGCCTTGTGAACTGTCACCTAAGATCAAAGACTCAACCCAACCTTTGATAGTGCGACCATCAAAGTCAAGAAACAGAGGGCTGTGATAAGTTAAGTCAACGATCTTATGCAAGTCGCGTCTTTGAAAGATCCTAGTGACATTTGCTTCAAGGTCATTATAGATCTCATCGAGCTTATCCTCAATCGATTGACCTTTCTTAGGTTGAAAGACCTTGAGCTTTTCAGGATTGGTAAGTTGATACGTGCTAAGCGCGTCCTGGGTTGTTTCATATCCACTTATAAGTAACGTCGCTTGTTGTGATTGAGGATGAGGCCACATGCGACCTATCATCTCGTAGGACTCATTAAGTTCCAACCCGGGACCAATACAATAGGCAGGTTGCATAACACGATCGCTTGAACGATTCGTGATTTCAAGTTGAGGACTTATTCTTACATCCTCTACGTTGTGGTACTCATGCACATCGAATTCGCACACACCGCAACGTCTAGGTATTCCAATCGAGGACATGAGTGCTTCACGTTGACCTTTCTTGGAACCTCCAACCATTTCAAGCACAGCGTCTGATTCATGATTGATTGAGAAACAGTGCTCGCCTGTCATCATCACAGGGCAAGCAGCACAAACCTTTTGATCCTCAGAGCACTGAACCTCTACTTCAGCTGGAATCGAATAAGGTGCAGTATCCATTGCTGACACAACAGACGTAAGCTTGATTCTTTTGCCTGTGTTTTCTGCAAGTACTGCTCTTGTTAGGTCCGTGTCCTCTGGGTCAACGTCTTCAAGCTGATCCTTGCCTTCAGCTTTGAACTCAGAACAGTCATCAAGTAGTGGCTTAAGCATTCCACCTTCAGCAACATAGTCATTGATGTCGCCTTTAGGATGCTTGTCCTTATCCAAAGGCAATATGATATTGCCCACCCACCTCGCTTGATGCCTAAGCATTGCACAACGCATCTTAGCAGATTCTTGACCTGCTTCATCGATGTCATTGCAAACCCAGACTTTCTTGCCTATGAATTCCTTACTTAACGTGGCATCCCAGTTGTCCTCACCGCATGTTGCAGATACAGCGCCTATGTTATGCTTGTTAAGTTCAGCAGCTGCGACGACTGCCTTCATCTCGCCGCCGCATACAAGTATCTCATCGTATTCAAGTTGTTCGATTGGGTATAGGCGGATCTTACCATGGCCTCTAAGATTCTTCATCTTCTCTGGGCCAGGTGCTCCAGGCAAATACCTCCTAATGTTAACATACAAGCCGCCAGCATTCTTAACAGGTATCGTGACACGTCCTTTGTGTTCGCCTAATCGATACTTGCGGATCAACTCGTCTGTTACTGCACGCTTATGCAACTCTGTAAGGAATGGTCCTGCATCCCAAATGGCTCTGTGGTATTTCTCAACGGTATCAGCATCGATGATTTTAGACGTGTCGAATTCATATCGCTTCGATAGGTCAGCAAACACGACTTCACGTGACGTCTTTAGGAATCGAGCAAGCAACGATATAATGTCGCCAGTCTTTCCACATCCAGCAGTCTGACATTTAAAGACTCGCTTCTCAACGTTCACGTGGCAAGAAGGTGATGTGTCGTTGTGAAACGGACAACATACCTTAACTTCCTCGTCGGCAGCCCAATCATAGTCGATGCCGTAGTTCTCAAGTTCGGCTATGACACTAATCTGTTTCATTTGAAGGTACCCTAGGCATAAAAGGAACCACCCAATCGCAACCATGCAAAAGGGTGGCTCCGTGACGGTGAAATCTTAATCAGAATTCAGAGCCAGCCGTAGGGTCAGGATCGTTATCACTTGATCCTGAGTCTTCCAGATCATTGACGATTCGTGAATCAGCATGAGCCTCTTTCATTTCAGCATGAAGCTCAGCGAATCGTTTGTAAAGGTCCTCATCTTGAACATAAGCAGGACCTGCAGGGTTGTCGACTTCGATCCCGTACCACACTCCGTTATCGTTTGATCTATAAACCGAGTGAGCTTGGAATACGTTGCCATAGATCGATGCCTTGCGCATCTTGATCAAGGCAGCGAAGTTCGTGCCAACACTGTGTTCACCTCCGCGGAATGATAAGATCATCGGCTCGAGGTTAAGCGGATGTTCCTGCATGTTGTACAGAGCAACGATAAAGTTCAAATGCTCTTCATGCGAAACAGGTTTGCCGCAAGACAACCCGACATCCTCTTGACGAGTGTTTGAGTCTCGTGACTTCATTGCAATCGATGAGCGTGGATCATGCGATCTTGCAGCCACACGAGGCGCATCCTTTTGCTCTCTTGGATTAAGTGTAACCCACTCAGGCCAAAAGAAGATAGGAACGATAAGGAACGGAGTGCCGTTCTTCTTATCCTCCATGCCGGCCAGTTTGGTCATCGTTGGTAACACAATGACTTCACCAGCGTCGAACTTGTCGGTGAACTCTTCGCCCGACGTTGATTGAACAACCTTGATACGCGGAGGCCGAATAAAGTTGTTGAGTTCATCAATGCCTTCGCGCTCACCCTCTTGCATAAAAGAAGGCAATTGCATTTCCTGTGGGATCAACTCGTTTTCGTCTGTCTTCTTAGCCATGATGGCAGTCCTTCATAATGGTAATCAAGTAATCAGTTAATTAGTTAACACAAATCATTAGTCGTCGAGGTTCGACTCAAGCAGCACTTCGTCCATGTCCTTTACCTTTCTAACCTCGAGAGTGAACACTGGGTACTTGCTTTCAGGATCGATTCCTTTAGGCAGCTGCTTGCCGTCTGCAAGTAACTCAGTTAGGTATTCCACAAACCCGGGCCAGTGTAGTCTAACACTATCACTAACCCATAAGGCCTCTGGAATGTTAAGTGATCGCATAAGTTCCTCAAAGGCTTCGGGATCTTTTCGCCTTGATGGAACGCTTGCAGTCATTCGAACTTTAGGCGAGCCTATACAATTATCTGTCCTGATAGGTTCTGCATCGTCTTGCTCTGTCCATCGCACGCATCCGAGTTTTTGTGCGACGTCGTTTGCCTTGCGAACGTCTTTACGAACCTCTTCAAGATGGCGCATCGCTTCGCGTGTGGCATAAACGACATCAGCGATTTCTTGTAAGTCGCCCTCAGCCTTTACTAAGTCGAACAATGGAGCACGAAGCTTAAACATTTCTTCGTGTAGCTCCTTGCACAACTTGTAAACTTTGACTGCGGTATCATACATAGACCTTGTCTCCTATTTCAACCTCAACATACGAGAGTACTGAGGCATCGTACTGCAAAGTGGTTACGTTGCCGTACATCGAAACTAATGCCCCAGTCACCACGACCATCGTGGATAAAGATCCTACGATTGCAAACTTGTCCTTTTTAGGATCGAAGCTTGACTCGCGAATCTTGTCGGCTACCAGTCTTGCAAAAGCTGGCTCAAATATCGGAGGTCGCCGCTCATCGTCCGTGATGAGCTCAACGACTTCTCCAAAGTTGTACAATGTCGAAAGGTCTAAGTCCTTACGACGTGGTTGCTGTAAAACGAATACGCGGTTCATGCCACAATTCCTTTCAGAATATCTTGAAGGATCTCTCGGATATCAGCGACCTGCAAAGCGTGCAGCCTCTTGCCCAGAACACGTTTGCGAATCTCTTCATCGATTGTACCAGGTACACAGAGGTCTGTGATTCTAACAGGTTTACGAGTACCACGACGATGAGCACGATCCTCGGATTGACTTCGTGCAGTACTTGACCAGTTCTGACTATAGTAAATGACGTGATCGCAGTCAGTGTCGGTAACATCCGGAGATCCTGGAGGATAGCCCAACAGGTTCAACCCCGTCCCGCCCGCTTGCGGGTTGCCAACAAAGACTGTGCAATCGTCGTCATTATTGAATGCGCGTTCAGCTTCAGCACGATCCTTCTCTGAGGTTGATCCGTCAAAACGAACATGTCTTATTCCTTCAATGTTAAGTCTTGCACATATCGTTCGGATGTCTTGGGTAAAGCAAGCCCAGATGATTGTCTTTTGTCCGGGTTCTTTATTCTTAAGTATGTTCATCAAACCTTCGACCTTAGGATTAGGATCAAAGCGATGAACACCACCAGATTCGATTTCATTACCATCATCGTCATAAATCGGATCAAACTTGCAGTAACCCGAAGTGATCTCAGCAAGTCGTAGCATACGTGTAAGTATGTTATTGATCGTAAGCGACTTGTTGCCTGCTATCTCAAGTTCATTCTCAAGTTCTGCGATAAGCGTTTGAGAAACTTCGGTGTAAACCTTTGTCTGCTCTTTGCCCATCTCAACTTCTTCGATGTCGTAGTTCTTAGGCGGTAAGAATGGTAGCGCCTCTTCCTTACGAATGATGAAAGCCATTCGAGCAAGTCGTTCTTGCATGAAAGGCATGTTCTGCAAGCCAACTAGCTTTCGGTGGTCGCCGCTTCGATCCTTGAACACACCATAGAAGGAACGGAACGAGTTGAAGCTAGAGAATCCAGATCCTCCCTGTCGCATAAACTCGAATTGAGTATATAGATCGATGGCGGTATTCGTGATGGGCGTTCCAGTGAGGACCAATCGATGGCGACTTATATCTCTGAGTTGCATCGCAGTCTTGCATCGTTTAGTTGTATGCCACTTGATGTAATGGCTTTCATCAAGGATTGCCATGTCCCACATTCCAACAGTCCGCAACTGTGGCCACATGTTGACTAAGCAGTCATATGAGCAAACGACCACAGTGAACTTGATGTCGGAGTCTGGCAGCATAAGCTCCATGAATGTGCGGAGCCTTTGCATCTTTCCTCCTCGAAGAACTCCAGCGCGATGTGGCTCTGTGCTAAACTTCTCGAGCTCAGCGATCCAGTTAGCACGAACGTTGTTCGGGCAGACCACAATGACTTTGAATAAAGGACAAAGATCAGGGTCCTTTTGAGCTGCTTCGTAGTGGGCCTTTGCTTTTCTGCAAATGGCTGCGATCGCAACAGGCGTCTTTCCTGTTCCTTGCTCCATGAACAACCCATAACCTTCAGCCCGTGCGGCATTCGTTGCAGCAACTGTCTGGTACTTGCTTAAGCCGCATTCTTCATTGTGAGGAAAGGGTTTGCGAATGTTGAACCAAGCAGGTACTTCTTCGGACACTGGGTTCCCAAGCAAGACTTGCTGATAAGCCTTGAACCTTGCGAAGAGATTCGCATTAAGTTGCTCGACTTGGGCCTCAGTACGAATCCAAGTTGCAGTGTCTTTGGCGTCGTCTGCCCAAAGGACTTGAGACGAAGGCCACTTAGCGTCGATGATCTCGATTGAAGTGTCACACACAGGTATGGCATAGCGACCATCAGCAAGGCGCTTGTTCTCCGGAAAGAATGCCGGAAACTTTTGAGCTTGCCAGCTAGCGTAAGTTCCTTCAACACCGGTCACCCGGATAATGAACTTGTCGCCATCGGCGTTAAGCTCCACATGAAGCAGATCATTGTCTGCAAGGTTAAGTTCCTTCTCGAGCCATTTGTCTCGGATAGGATTGTGGGCAGCGTGAGTACTTGTCATTTCTTTTCTCCTATGTAAGTGTCTTATGCTTCAAGCCATGCTTCGTATTCTTCAGCGTAGTCATCGCTTATGCAATACGATTCGAGTTCGGGATGCATAGCTTCAAGATCTTCGATCATGATGCCTTCGGGCAGGTCATCATAAAGCTTAGCGTTCAATGCTTCCCATTGATCAAGATCACCGGACCATTCATAGATGCTTAAGTAATCATCATACAGCGCAAATGCTCGGTCACCATCAACTGCAAGCGATGTCTCTGGGCAGTTGGGAGCAAACTTAACGTGTCGCCATTCAAGATAGGCGAAGTCGGACGGGACAAAGTTGTCATTTAAATCAGCATTCATCGTGTTTCTCCTATGTAAGTGTTTGCTTGACTATCAAGCGTGATAAGACCAGTATACTATATAATCGACCTGATGTAAATAGTAATTTAAGACTTTTTGGCTATTTTATAGAAAAAGTTACAGCTTGGGTTTTTCACCGCCATCTGTGTCAATCACCTCTTGGTAAAACTCTGTGGCATGTCGAAGCCAGTCTTCACCGTCTTGAATGTAGTCACTTAGGATCTTTTCTGTGTATCTTACATTGGGATACTCAGTAAAGACCCAGTCCTTAAAGTCTTCAAGAGTTTGAGCACCGCTCTCCCATTCACTTAGTCTTATGCTCCCTGTGTTATCAACGATCATCAAGAAAGCAAATTCTATTTCTTTATCAACCTCTTCCTCAGGATCGTCCTTAAAGAAATCTTCAAAGAGCTCGATGAATGTGTTCTTAAGATCATCAAGCTTCATACGATTAGAAGCTGTCCCATCGCCTGTGGCTTTGAATGTCCAGCCTCCGAACGAGTCCATTACCCATGATTCACCTTTAGGCCAGATGGCTTCTTGAACGCCGCCCCAACATTTACCTTTACCGCTAAGCACAGCGCCCGACACAGGCCAGTCCTTGCCTTCTTTAGCAAGCAAGTCGTTCCACGCTTCACGGTCTGAATTCCATTTATCTTTATCTTCTTGAGTAGGATCGCCAATACAAGAACCTTCAGGCGAGCTTGAGTCACGACCATCTCTCCATATGATACAAGCAGGACTGTCTGGGTCCTCTGTCTCAAAGGCGCATAGGTAAGTATACTCGACTGATGAGTCGATGGTGTGCATGATAAGCGTGCGGTAAGTTTCCTTGCAGCAACACCCAGCGTAGTGTCCTAACATTATAGCTTAGGCTCTCCGTTACCTTCATCATTACCACCTCCGTCAAGCACTGCTTCACAGTCAAGAGGATAGGCATAGAAGTCATTAGGATGATACTCGATTACGTTTACTTTACCTTCGGCTGCAAGGCCATCAGGTCCTGCCCACGCCTGAAGTATTTCGTCAGTTCCATTTATCTTAACGCTGCCTTTCGTTTCACCTTCTATGTCCGCTTCCACAACTCCGAACCACATGCCGCCATTGAACTTTGTAGCCACAAGCCCATGACCAATTGTGTTCGTTATGCGAACGACTGTGTCGCCAGCAAGACCGGCCCAGTGAATGTTAAAGGCCTCGAATAGGCTAGGACCTGAGAAAGCATTCTCATCATTCTCATCAAGAATACGAAAGTCGCCTCGCTCACGCTTAGCAATGTTTCCTTGAGCAACACCCACCATATCGATAAGGTCATTGTTTCGCATAACCCAACCAAGACCAGAGGTTATGTCGTCGCACAAGTACACTAAGCCGCCACGAGTACGATCGGCTTCAAGATTAGGACCTATGCCGCATATGTTAGTTGGGTAAGGTCTTGTGTCTTCACCTGTAGCTCTTCTTACAAGAACAGGTTGCTCATAAGATATTGGTTGAGCTATTCCTTTCTGATTTCCAAGTATGCCATCAGGACCGTTTGTGAAAAACCCAATTCCCTTGTCTGATGCGCTTATGTTAGGCATGTCACCACGACTGCCTTGGCCTACAGCAGAAAACACAGAGTATGGAGCTATGCCTTCAGGTCGAGCGATAAACTCAATGAAGTTCATTCGAGCATTAGGCTGCTTAGTGACTGCCATACGCTTATCAGTGAAGCCATGTTTCTGCCTTGGCTCTACATCAGCACGCACAGCGTTTTCATTAAGCTGTTCAGCAGTAAGGTGCTCGCCTTTACGCCAGTTCTTTTTGAAGATTGTCATTAGAATAGGAACGCCGAAAAGTTACCGGGAGGGTGATTATAGTATTCTGAACCGCCGGCTGTGTAAATTCGCTGGTACGATTGAGTCTTTGCACGCCAGTAACGGTTCCATCCAGTTGCTTTGTGAGTGAAGGCAAGGTTCAAAGTAAAGCCATCGCTTCCGTCTGTCCTGATTGTCCTGTCCATTGTTGGAGTTCCAAAAAGCAATGTCTCAGAATCAAATGCTAATCCTAACAATGAACTGAAGTAAGGCGCTGAATTGCAATACCCGGGCAAGGTAAGAAGCGATGTTGGCAAAGGCGGAGCAACATTGTATATGGTTCGATTGAGAACAAGACCACGAACGAGTTTCCCAGGCGCCTCGCCCTCTTGAAGAACATCTCCAAAAGGTCCTCCCCAGCGGAACCCTCTGTAGTCCTGGGTTAGAAACTCAGCAGTTGGCTCAAGTGATTCACTGACAAGGTCGACTACATTGTACCCGTATGTTACATTAAGTAATGCATGCTTGTATGTAATCGATTGGCCTACAACTTCACCTTCGTTTCCAGCCGGCGTGATTCCAATTGATTGACATACTGGAGCAGACGCACCATTACCGTGAGGGAAAGGCACTTGCAGCCCCAACATCTCAGCTGCAACGTCGTGGCGGTCACTCCAATTGCATCTTAAAGTAACGTTCGCGCCTCGGTTACTGACGTCCCAAGTTTCAGAGACCGTGTTATGCTCTTCCCATACTTCATAACTTGGAGAATAAATGCTCATGCAAGTCCACCCATCGTTTGTACTTTGTCTGAGATGTTCTTGAGGTAATTCGTTTGCATGTTAAGTTGTGAATTACCTTCGTTTGCGATCTGGTTGCCTTTACGTTGTTCCTCTGCAAGTTTCTTTTCGTATTCCTCAAGTTCTTTCTGATGACGTTCGTTGCGTTCCTCAACAGTTTCCATCTTCTTGCTGGTTTGCTTTTGGGCTTCGGCCATCGACTTGAGAGAGTCAGTCATCGACTTTTGATTCTTAGCTTGTGTTGAAGCGGCAGCATCTTGAATCTTATTGCTTATGTCTTCAAGACCAACACGACTTGCAGTAAAGGATCCATCCTCTGTGTCAGATCCTGACTCTTTATCTTTCTTATCCTTAGGACCATCTTTCTTATCTTTGTCTTGAGGCTCGAACGTAGGATCAGTAGATAGGCTTGCCTCGATTTCATCAAAGGATTTTCTGCCTTCACCATCAAAAGTAAACATATCAGCGAAAGCTTTTCGATTCTCAGCAACCTTATCATTTATCGAGTCGTTTAGCTTACTAGACAAGCTAGAAACACGGTCTGTTAGTTCCTTTTCAAATGGACCTAGTTCCCTTTCGGCAATTTCAGGCAAGGCCTTGATGGATGACTCAAAGCCTTCTGTCAGGCCGGTAAACTCAAAATTGAAACCATCGCCAGAAAGAAAAGATTTAAGCGCAGTCCAAAAGTCTGATAAGTTTTCCATCAAGTTAGAAAACACAGTCTTAGTGAAGTTGTAAACGTCTGTGAATATGTCTCTCCAGTTATCGACGAACCACTTAAGGTATCCTGGGATAACCTGCGTTAAGAAGTGCACAAGGTTATTGAAGACACTTACAAACACAAGCTGAAAGGTGTTAAGATACAACTGAAGTGACGTGCCCATGTTTTCAAACACGGCTTGAAAGACAGAGACTGCAACGATTGACTTGTCCACGAGCCACTTAACTATTGTTTCTCCGAACTCTGCGACTCGCTTAACGAGGTTACCCATGACCTCGCCGTTCTCAACAAGATACCCAACCCAGTTCTTAGTGAAGGCTACCGCTTGTTGAAGATAAGGAGCAAGCGCGTCCATCGCAGGAACGAAAGCTTGAAAGATCATTTCACCAATGTCACCAACAGTGTTCATCATCTGTGTAAGACGACCGGTGAACGTGTCTGCAGCAGCTGCGGCCGCACCGCCAAACTCTCCAGAAAGCTCAGCAAGAATAACCTTTTGAGCACCGACGATGTCACCAGACTCTTGCAGAACTTTTATCTGTTCCCTTTGTTGCTCAGTAAACTGAACGCCGGCTCTAGATAAAGCGGACATACCTTTAAGAGGATCGTTAAGAGCCTTCGCAACTTGCATGCTTGCGCCTTTAAGGTCTGTTCCTAAGACCTCGGCCATGTCGGCTGCAACCATTAAGGTTTCTTTGAACTGGTCGCCCTTGATGTTCTTAAATGTAGCGATGATGGCTTGCGATTGAAGAATGACTTCATCGCCGATGGTAGTCATTTCCTGCATTGCAGAGGCCATATCTTTCATCTCATCAGACGTGAAGCCGGCAGCGTTGCCCGTAGCGTTAAGAACAGACTCAAGTCTCTTTTCAGCTTGTTCTTGTTCCGCGTATAAAGAAAAGAGTTGCTTACCGAAGTCGAATACCTTCTTAGCAACAATAGCAGCTCCTACCGCAACGAACGTTGCCTTGACTGCTTTACCCCAGCCTTCAACAGAGTCACGTGATTCTTTTAAGCTTCGGTCAAGGTCGTCGTTCTTGCCCTTGATATCGATTGTCAGACTGCCTTCGCTCACTTAACCACCTCGCGTAATCTTCTTCTGATTCAAAGGTTAGGTTGTCTGAATCAGAATCGCCTTGAGAACCAGGAATGATCTCTATAAGAAGCATCTGATCCTCATGAGTCATGTCTGCTATTTGATCAGGAGTGAACTTGTACCAGGAAGCGATAAGTTGATACCTTTGCTTTCTTGCAAGCTCGAGCTCCTCATAGGTTACTTCTTTTGTCTCCCTTTCTTCGGACTCTTGGGCTGGTGCTGTTTGGGTTTCTTCTTGGACTTTTTTCCTGGGCTGTTCACCTCGTTGAATACTTCGTTGGCCTTGCGAATGTTCTCAGGACTAAGAAGCATAGAGTGCAGGTCCTCAACCGTTAAGTCCGGATGATTATGCTGCAACATTTGCCAAGTCAGACGTGTCATGCCCGGCACTGTGCTAATGATTCTTGATCCCTCGCCACTCATGAACGTCATGCGGGAACAAGTAATCTGTGCTTGGCGAACAGCCATTTCCTTTTGTGAATCAGGCAAGTCTTCGGGCAACGTTTCATACACAGACTTCATGAACTGCTGTCTTACGAACAAGTCCAATTCTTGAATGTCTTTGTCTGTGAGTGGCGACGCAAAGTATGTCTTGCCTTCCAGTTGAATCTCTGTGCGAACTTTTCCTGGCATCTGGGACCTCTGGGATTAAAGTATCAGAACGGCCACCACGGTGATCCAGCACCGGGCAGTGTGATGGCACCAACAGCTCCGTCCTTGTAGCCTGCCATGCCAATGTTGATCGTGCGGTTGATGATCGCACCAGTTTCACGGTCAACAGTAAGGTTTGAGTAATCACCAACTTGACCCCACTTGAGCAGCCAGTAGTCGGTTGCATTGACATAGCATCGGAACTGATGCTTAGTTCCAATTGCCGGATAACCATTCGAGCCGCCCGGCTTGTTGTCCTCTTGGTTGAGAGCAAGAGTCCAATCAATCGGACCTTTCGTTCGACCTGTCCACAATGCAGACGTGCCCGCATCGTAGGTACTACTGTTCACGTAAGTCGGAACCTCACTCGTTAAAGAAAGGGCCGCGGACGTGAGGTTAGGAATTTCATGCCAAGTTGCTCCATCAGTACTGTGTTCGATTTTAGTACCGACAACAGTAAGAGCAGCAGGAGCTGTGGAGTCCTTGGCTTGAGTTGCGTTCTGTTTCGTTAAGGTAAGATGGCCGCCGAACGAAGCGTCCATCGCAAGCAGTTCACCGCCCGCCCAGTTCCAATTGACAGTCAGTTGAGTGACCACTGCTTGGCCCGTCAAGACCTCGCCGGCGTTACCTGGTGTAAGATCATCAGGCGACGTTTGACCTTTGAATGTAAACTGGTCACCAGGGAGAACCGTTGGGACAGCGCCGTACAGCCCGAATCCTCCTGTCCAGTCACGAGCGCCCTTGTCTCGACCAGATCCACCACGAGTATTTGAGGCGACGTACCGGGCTGAGTTTTCAACCTCCGACACGTTCCAGTTTCTCATGGTACTTTGACCATTGATGACGCCTAAGCGTCCGGAGTAAACTCCCATTATAAGTCTCCTGTCTGGAAAGTCATCTCGACTTCTATGTTCATTAGTGCGGACCACCCTTTGATACCGCGGTTACGTTCGGGATCACTTTCGCCTTCAGTGATATCGTTCATGCGTACGACGTTAACGAAACGTTTTCCGTTCCATGTTTCTTGAGCAACATGCTCAGGCCAGTTCTTCATAGCACGAACGAGAGCAAACTCAACTGGAAGAATCCTTTCACATACTAGAGTTTGCCCTGTTGCGATCATCCAAGCAAAGTTCTTAGTGATCTTGGTGCCAGAACTCGTTACTTGCAGTCCGACGTTACCGCCGTCAGTAAGTAATGTGAGCTCAGGCAAGTCAGCATCAGTCACTGTGCGCTTAATGGGATCATTGTTTTGATCAAGACGAATACGATTCTTAAGTCGTACAAGCTCTGTGACATGCTCCGATGCTTCGGCGCAATTCCATAGAGACTTAAATACGATACTTAAAGGATCGTCATACGTCATTCTTTAGTTTCTCCGCAGCTCGTCTTGCGTCATCAACCATCTTGTTCACAATTGATTGAGGAGGCTTAACGATAATGGAACGAGTGGGTAGCACGCCTTTCCCAAAGTGGTGAAACGAAGCGATGTCTGCAACACTGACGTTTCCGCTAGGATGACTTGCAGGTCCGCCAAACCCAACACGTATACCATAAGGAATGTTTTTCTGTAACGCACCAGCTTGAGAAAGGAACACTGGGTTAAGTGCTGCAAATAGAGTGCCCGTGTCTCTCAAGATAGTTGAACTCCCGCCACGTCTTCCAGCAATTGTGGAAGGCTTGAGGGGAGGCCAAGTACCATCGCCTTTTGATGCTTTATCAAAACGCAATTGAGCAAAGGATCGGTAACGCATTGCCCATTGCTTTTTCATAGCTACAATCGGTCCCGTGGAAGCTGTGCCTGACAGTTCCTTTTGGAAACGATCGCCAAACTTTTTAAGCGGCGTCAAGTCGATCTTTACGTCCGCATCAATGTCTGTCATATTAAAACTCTAAAAGAACCCCGCCCAACCAATTGATTGAGCGGGGTTACGGTCCTAAGGCCTCACCATTACGGTGTGGTGTCAGTCAATTCGATCAGACACTTCGGTCGGTTACAGATGTGCAACGGGTTCGATTGAGTCTCGAGCTCGATGCCGCGGTCGAACTTCATTCGTTCTTGCTTGGCATATAGAGGTCGACCAATTGTGTTGACCGTTTCCGTGTAATCCGCCGGTCCATTGAACCGTTGGAACAGGTTGGGAACACCGATGGGAATTGCATGAGCTTTGTTCGCTGCGATGAACGGATCTCGTGCCCCGATTCCTCCTCGGTATTCTTCCCAGATGATCCCTTTGGGATATTCAAATCCCGTGTAACGAGGATCATCGCGAAGGAATTGACCATTCTGCCAACGGTCATAGGCAGCTTCGACTTCGCTGTTCGTGATCAGGTTATCGAAGAAGGTACTGCCGCACAACACGTGGACATATTGGTAGGGCGTGTTGCCCAAAGCGGTTTCCATCGAACGCAACAGTGACAAGCCTTTCAGCTTGACGTTGTCTGAAGCGAAGTTGATGGACA